GCTGGGTGATTCGGGGCATGGACATCCAAATACGGATCTCCCTGGCGATGGTTCGAGCCCGTACTGGACCGTTCTATTGCCGGCCTACCCAGGCGTTGTCTTGCTTCCAGCGGACCTATTGACCGACGATCTGGGACGCAACGCTGTGGTTGCGGCGGCAGAGCTGAGCAGTCTGGGTTGGCGCTTGACAGTAAAGCAGGCGACCACCTAATGGCCGATGAATCGGACGTGGAAGCGGCTCTGGTCAACGTTGTTTCTGCCGCGCTCTATCCCTATGGAACCGGCGAGGCCAGTGTTCCCGGACCGGATTGCCGCATCTACCGAGGGTGGCCTAACTCGGCAGCGCTGGATGCGGATTTGGCCGCAGGCAAGGTAAATGTTACCGTGTTCCCCGGCAGCGGTACGGGCCGTACCACGACGCGCTTTATGGAGCAATGGCTTGGCACGCCTGCCCAGCCTTCGCTGACAGTCATGGTCGCCGGGTCGTTGGTGACATTCGGCGGCAGTGCGAATGTCGGCCAGATCGCGGGCATACTCGTCGATGGCGCAAGCTATGTCTATCGTACCCAGACCGGTGACACACCTGCACTTGTGGCTGCAAACCTCGCGTCGATGGCGCGGGCCCGATTCATTGTCCTGCTGTCGCAGAGTGCGCTGACGATCGCTGGCGCCGGCAACCTTCTGGCCCGCGTTGTCGCCGACGCTCCGGCACAGCAGGAAATACGTCGCCAAGAACACGATTTCCGTGTCACCTGCTGGTGTCCCACACCCGCGGCGCGCGATGTTACCGCAACTGCAATCGATCAGGCTTTGAGTAAGATACGCTTTATCATGTTGGCCGATGGAACAAGTGCCAGACTTATGTATATGGGCACCGCCGTATTCGATCAGTCGCAGAATTCTAGCTTGTACCGACGCGATCTGACCTATAACGTCGAGTACGCTACGATTCTGGTGAGTTCGCAACCTACAATGCTCTTTGGCGACCTTGTCTTCAACACGGCGAGTATCACTGCCTAAATATTGGAGATTCCATGAACATTCATCTGGTTGTGGTGAGGTCGTTCGGCGGCATGTCGAGGGGTGACGTCGTGACTGATGCCGTGCGGATCACCGAAATTCTGAACAGTGAGCATGCGCGCTCTGTCGTGCGAGTTGTCACCCCGGCGAGCAAGGGAGCCTGAGCCAAATGCCGATCGTTCAGCAAGGCAGTATCAATACGACGGCGCTGGTAGTGCCTGACCTTTACGTCCAGATCGTTCCACCACAAAACCTTGTGCTGAATGGAGTACCGACCAACGTGGTCGGTGTCGTCGGTACAGCGCCCTGGGGGCCAGTCGGCCAACCTGTGATCGTGGCTACCATGGCCGACTATGCGCAGAGCTTCGGACCTGTCATGGCACGCAAGTACGATCTGGGCACCCAAATCGCTACAGCGGTGCAACAGGGTGCCCAGAACTTCAGATGCGTCCGCGTAACGGATAACACTGATGCAGCAGCCCAGGCTGTAATCCCCGGGACGACTGTTGCATTCACAGCACTATATACTGGGTCGCTGGGCAACCAAGTCATGCTGACGCTGGCTGCGGGATCCCAGGCTAACACCTGGCGGCTGACAGTCGCGCTGCCCGGCCTTCCACCTGAAGTGTATGACAATATCGCTGGCACCGGCGCGACTTTCTGGGCTGCCCTGGCCAATGCTGTGAACGAAGGCTTGGGACCGCAGCGCGGCCCGTCGCAGCTTATCGTCGCCAGCGCCGGCGGTGCGACGATTGCGCCGGTTGGCTTTTCCCTCGCCCTGGGTTCAAGTACCGCGGGGTCGGATGGTGCGACTGCGGTCGCAGCAATCGGGCTCGCTGGTGCCGACATCCCGCCGCGCTCTGGCATGTACGCATTGCGCGGCCAAGGCTGCGGCATTGCGCTGCTGGCGGATGCCGACGATCCGGACTACTGGACCACGCAGGCCGACTTCGGATTGGATGAAGGCATCTACATGATCCTTACTGGTCCGGCAGGCGATACCATCCAGAATGCTGTCACCGTCAAACAGCAGGCGGGGTTGGACAGCTTTGCCGCAAAGATCATGTTCGGCGATTGGCTTTGGTGGTCGGACCAGGTCAATGGCAGCATCCGGCTGGTATCGCCGCAAGGCTTTGCCGCGGGACGTCTGGCCAACCTGTCGCCCGAGCAGTCGAGCTTGAACAAGCAGCTATACAGTGTCATCGGTAGCCAAAAGTCAGGCACACCCGGTTCAGGTCAGAGCGCTTCGTATTCGACTGCCGATCTGGCAGTGCTGCTGAGTGCTGGCATCGATGTAATCAGCAATCCGCAGCCTGGTGGCAGTTTCTGGGGCGTCCGCGGCGGCCACAACTCCTCCTCCAATGCAGCGGTCCATGGTGACAACTATACGCGTCTCACGAACTACATCGCGGCAACCCTGGCTGCCGGAATGGGACAGTATGTCGGCCAGCTCATTACCGCCGATCTGTTCCGCCGCATACGTGCCACACAGTTGGCATTCCTGCAGAACATGCTTGGCCAGGGCCTGCTTGGAAGCACCGACGGCGGCCTTCCTTTCAGCGTGATTTGTGACATCAGCAACAATCCATCCAGCCGCACAGATCTTGGCTATGTCCAATCGGACGCCCAGGTCCAATACCAGGCCATCAACGAGATGTTCATCGTCAACATGGAAGGCGGCCAGACCGTGCAAGTGTCCGTCCAGACCCTGCCTAGCGGGCAGGCGTCATAAGGAGCAGACCAGATGTCAATGACCATGTTCTCTGTCGGTCGCGACACTCAGTTGGTAGTCATCGGTCCGGCCGGCCGCATCGATTTGACCTATGTAACGTCATTTGAGAGCCGACAATTCACGCAATCGGTTCGAGTGGATAGGCTGGACGGAACACATATGGGGACCGAACTACCGAAGGGCTGGGAGGGGAGTTTCGAAATCGAGCGAGGTAGCTCCACCGTAGATGATTTTATCGCCGCAGCGGAACAGCAGTATTTCAACGGTAACACTGTCAATTCTGGCTCGATGTACCAATATGTTACTGAGACGGACGGTTCCACGTCAACTTACCAGTACGACAGCGTTGTCTTTCGCCTAAGCAACGCTGGTATCTGGAAAGGCGATAGCAGTGTGAAGCAAAAGCTAGAATTTTTCGCCGTGCGGAGGCGCCGCATCTGATGACCCCTTCCACATCTATCATTGCCGCTGGGCTTGTCACGCAGACCATTACGGATGATGGCGGGCGGCGGTTGATGATCCGGAGATTGAACGCGTTGGACAGGCTTCGCCTGTTCAAGGCAGCAGGCCCCCTACTGTCGCAGAATCAGCCTTGGCTGGGCATGGCGCTGATCGCTTGCTCGGTTACTGCGATCGACGATGTGCCAATTCCGCCACCGGTCAATGAATCCCAGATCGAGGCAATGATTGGACGCCTGGGTGACACAGGCGTCGCGGTAATCGCACGGGCGCTGCAACAGGTCCCTGAACCACCCGCGGCCGAACTTGTGGCCAACGCGGGAAACTGAGCCGGCACCCCGACTTGATCGACTGTCTCTATCTGGTCCGGAACGGGGTGCCGTTCGACGTCGCCTTCAGCCTGCCGGCCGACGAGCGCCTAGCATACGTGGTTGCGCTCGGCACGCTGGCTGGCCGAGTCTTTGATTGGCAGGCACTTCATTGGAAAACGTGAACGAGAATGCAAAGGGGAGCGTTGGAATCCCGGCTGACACCGCGCTCCCGAGCAATGGCATATCCGGAATAGTAGCCATAATACAGCAGGAGTTCGCGGCGCTTGACCGCACAGTAGCACTCGGTGGGACATCGCTAGCAGAACTCACCAGTTTAGGGACAGTTCTGCAGGCGGTCAGCCCATACGTGGTGCCAATCGGCGCACCAAGCGGGTCCACGTCTCAATCTGCCGAGGAATCAGGGCTACTGGCGCTGCATGAGCGCCCCCAAGTCGAAATCACACCAACAAATTCGGCGAGAGTGCCCCCCGCGGTGCATCCTTCAGTCGGGATGAATTTCGTGGTGCTCTCAAAATCAGAAGCTGTGATCAGTTCCGGCAACGCCCCGACTCCATCGCGCCCGGTTTCATCACAGGACGTCGCGAGGGCGCCCATAACTCCCATGCCGCAATGGCCGGCGCCGGCACCGAATACGTCTAATCCCCTCATGCATGACGTGACGAGTGCACCGACAGCGCCGCTAATGCAACCTCTAGTCTCCCATTATTTTGCGCCATCCGCTTCTCCTGAATCTGATCGAACGCCTTTGTCACTAAGCTTCCCAACTGTACACTCAGAACAAGGTGAATCGGGTCCCGATAGTGCAAAAGCTACACCGCCCGCAAATGGTTGGGCCAAACCAGAACGCGAGATCGCATCGAATCCATTGGTCATGAACGCATTGGCACCAACAGCCGTTGCTGCCCCTCCATTGTCGCGTCCCGTAATGCCAGTATTGGCGCATTCTTCCGCACCGGTCGATGCTATTTCATCAGCCGATGCCTCACCTGCACCCGTAGCCGTCAAGCGGGGTATGCAGTCCGACGCGCCGTCTGCCACGTCGCAATCTTCGCCCAATCAGGAGGTGGCGTCCGAACCGCGCCAAGGCACTATATACGTGGATGGTGCGCGCTTGGGCCGCTGGGTTATCGATCGGCTGGTAAAGGACGCCTCTCGTCCAGTCGCCGGGACAACGGGCATAGATCCGCGTGTCTCTGCAACGTATCCGGGCGCCTCGGCTGGCGTGTGAGCATGTGGCCGAGTAGCGTTTTCCAGTTGCCTTGGTTACTCGGACACGCGTCACCTAAGCCCACACGACTCACAAAATCCACGTCAGCGCGACGACGGGCGTGTCCAGTGAAGCCCTGCTCGGTCAGCGCGACCTCGACAAATACACCTCCTGCTTCTGGAGGAACGTTTAGCAGTAGTGTGCCACTTGCACTTGCTTTCACGAACTTCACCTCGACAAATACAGCAGCAGCCCCTGGAGGCACTTTGAGTTCGTCGCTGACCGTCAGCATCGAGTTGCATGCTGCTAATATGACTTCGACGAACAACGGGCTGCCGGTGCTGTGGACATAACAGGATACATTTTCCTTGGCCGCGGCATTGGCCATGACGACTGGCATCTGAACTCGTTTCTAGAACCCGATCAGAAGCCCGCAGAGGCCGCTCCAGCCGTCGATCCGATAGTCGGTAGCGGCGAGCAGGCAAAACCCGCCAGCGAGGCTCTGAGCGCCGGCACGAAGCAAGTCGATATTCCACAACAATTTACTATCGGTGAGATTGCACGGCTGACCAGTTACATCACCCGGTACCAGAGCGCCAGCGTCTACATCGATAAACGCCTAACGTGGGAACACTACATCGCAGCCTACCAACTGCTGCTTGATCGGTTTCGCAAAGGACAACGGTGAACACCTGTGGTCGATAGTTCCCAGAACATCCCCGTGCCAGATCCGTCATCGCTGACCACTGAACAACTGCGACGTGAACTGGCCGGGTTGCGCGATAGTCTGGAAACCCGCTTGAACGGGATGGACAAGGCCAACGTCTTACTGAACCAACAATTTCTCCAGCATCCGTCTGACATTGAAAAAGCCATCCTTCAGCTCAAGGAGCTGCACAACGAAAAATTCGATGGCATCAAAACTCAGTTTATTGATCAAGGAACTGTATTTACCAACCGGATTGATTCGCTCAGAGATGGTATCCAAAAGCAGTTCGACGAGCGCGATGTGCGGGCTACGGCGTCGGAGAGTGCATCAAATACCGCGGTGAATGCGGCGCTGTCAGCGCAGAAAGAGGCAGCCAGCGCACAGAACGAGGCGAATGCTGCGGCGATCACCAAGTCCGAAGCGGCCACTGTCAAACAAATCGATGGTATTCTGGCGTTGTTGGCCAGCAATACCAAGGCGATTGATGAAAAGATTGCCTCCATCAACGGTCGGTTGGATCGTGGCGAAGGCACCAAGTCAGGCGCATCGGCCACTATCACGACCATCATCGCCGTAGCAGCCGTGGCGACAGCGATCATTGGCGGGATCGTCTCCTTCAACCATGTTCCCGTTCCCACCCCGGTCTATCAAACCAATCCCGCCGTTATCGGGCACTAACATTCAAAGGCAGTTTCAATGTTAGTGGACAACACAGTGCTTGACCTAGCTGCGGACCGTTAGAAAACGGCAGTAGCCTACCACATCAAATGTTAGTTCTGGAGAAGGCTTCGTCCTGAGCATGCTGTCAGCACCGATCGCCATAGGTATTCGGCTTTTCGACGACTAGCGATTCGTAGCTTCCGATACAACTGAACGTGGTGACCGAAATGCCCGACCTCATTTTGCTGCTGGGTCCAGTCGCCTTCCAGGACTTCGAGATTCCATCCGGGATCAATTTCGGCGGCAAACAGCGCCTCGCACTGCATCGACTGCCCGGCGGCTTACGGGTCATTGACGTGCTCGGACGCGACGATGCACTGATCAGTTTTTCGGGCATTTTCGCCGGTTCGGATGCAACGCTGCGCGCGCGCAATCTCGACGAATTGCGCGCTGCTGGAATCGAACTACCACTCACATGGGACGTTTTTTTCTATACCGTCCTGATCAGCGACTTTCACGCCGATTACCGCAATGGCTGGTGGATTCCCTATCGTATCACCTGCACCGTCCTGCGGGATGAGGCGGCAGCGTTGATCCAACCAGTTGTGTCCCTCGTCACAGCTTCATTGGCAGACATCGGTACTGCATCGAGCTACTCGATCGTTGCCGGATTGGATTTGTCCCCGGTTCAAGCAGCATTCGTCGCACCTGGCGCCACAGTGCGTGGTACGGCTGCATACACGGCCGCCCAGTCAAGCCTTGGCGATGCTCAGGCGTCCATAATCACGTCAATCAGTGCGGCGAATATGGCCCTTGTGAATGTCAATCTTACAAGCGCAGTGTCCGCACAGGATGGTATAGTAGGGCTGCTTGACGCGACGAGTGCCTCGGGCCAGCTCAGCGCGCTGACATCTGCGGGTTCCTATATCGGACGAGTATCGACCAATTTGGCTAACGCGAGCACCTGACAATGGCGACGCTTACAGTGGCCGGTGACAACCTATTTCGCATCGCTGCAGCACAACTGGCCGACGCAACGCAATGGATCCGCATCGCCGAGCTCAACAACATTTCAGATCCGATGCTCACTGGCGTAACGACCTTGCTAATTCCCGAACGTGACCTAGCAGCCGGTGGTGGCATTGCTCCCCAATGATTGGATGACCGGCTGGCGAGCCCCGCGGTTGCGTGTGATTGCCAACGGCCAGGTTCTGAATGGTGCCATGGAGGCCGAGGTCATCTCCAATAATCATTACGCGGCGGATCGGTTCAGCGCCTCGGTGGCCCTTGGTATCGATCCGTGGGCTGACATCGCGTTCTGGGCCAGTGAATCCAACATCCTGCTGGAAGTGCAATTCAGTTTGGATGGGGGTGCATCGTTCACCAGTCTTATACAGGGTAGCGTTGATGCTGTGTCGATCGATCCGGCTCTTGGTTTGGTCCACCTCGATGGCCGCGATCTCACAACTTCCTTGATAGAGACTCGCACCCAGGAGACATTTGCCAATCGTACTGCGAGCGAGA